TATTCCTGAGGGTCAAGTTCCTTCTTCCATTTAGCAAACTGCTCATCTAATGCCTCTAAAGCTTCCTTAACCTGGGAGTTTCCGTACTTATCTACAAAAGGCGGCATAGACCACTGTTCAGGAATGAATAAACCGGTTGTGCCAATTGTACCTTTATCATCAATAAGATTAGATGGAACAGCGTATATATCGTTAGCCTCCGGATGAACAATAAGCTTTTTTAAGGGCTCACATTGACTAAGATCACCGACAGAACCAGCTGCTATAAACGTACCTGTGGTAATCATACCTGATCTAAGAGCGGGTCTTAGATATTCATAGGTCTGATTCATCTTAGGGGCAATACCAGCCTCTTCATGAAAGAAGTACTTAGTAGGACCACCCACACCCGTAGTTGGGCTTTTCTCAAAAGACATTGCCTGAATTACGCCCTTAAGACCTATCTCAGTCTTTCTTTTCTGTCCACCAACAAAGTTTACAATTTCAATCTTCTGTTGCCAGAACATTGTTTTGTTGGGGCTCATTGGTCTATACCAGGCTGTATGTTTATTTAGGAAGGACTCATATTCATTTAAGAATTTCCAGCTGCCTTTTTCATTTATATAATCCTTAAGACTAGCCCCCATCTTTAAGGTAACCCCTTCCTCAAACCATATCTGATTTATTAGTTTACCGCAGTGAAAGTATGAACTGGCAATCTGACGTTTCTTAAGAATAGCACAGTGCTTATAATCTAATTCTGCTAGTATCTCATAGAGAGCCATGTGGTACTGGGCATCCCTTACATCAGCAAAACCATATTTCTGCGTCTCCTTGTTAAAGATCGGCAGGAAGTTTAACCACATGTAGTAGTCTCGGGTAATGTACCAAATATTGGTACCAGATTTAAAGATTATCCCCTTTCTACACTTCTCCTTTTCAGTATCCCAGTATTTTATAAAGTCTTTGGTCCCAGCTGGTGCTGTGCAGTAAATTCCGTTTTTATTAAACAGTCGTGCCTGTTCATTAAACATTTGAGATACTTCGTCAAATCCATATTCTCCTGGCTCTTTGAATATTGATTTACAGAACTCATAAAAGTCTGATCTACTTTCAAAGTCTGTGTAGGTCCATTCTCCATTTTCATAGGTAGGGATATGTTCGTAGATTTCAGTACTCATTCAGTAGTTTAAGTATTTCATTTAGAGCTTCATGTCTATGATTCTCTGTAAGAACTATCTTATTTACAAACCCTGACTTTTCAATTTTAGGAATATCATGAATAGCAGAATCACTTTTTATCTTAAGGTCAATTTGCTGTAGATCACCTGTAAATATCATAATAGAGCCTTTACCTAATCTACCTACACACATCTGAAGCTGTGCCTTAGTTAAGTTCTGAAACTCATCTATAATACATACAGCATTCTCAAATGTTCTACCTCTAAAATGACTAAGTGAGACAAGTTCTATTTGACCTTCCTCTTCCATCTTATTTAAGATGTCAGGTTTATCATAGACCTTTCTCATATTAGACTTGATAGGAACTAACCACGGTTCCATTTTTTCTTTTTCTGAGCCAGGAAGAAACCCGTTATCTTCAGTAGAAACGGTAGGTCTAGTTATAATAATCTTGTTTACTCTTCTCTTAAAGTAAAGATCTAGAGCTATTTGTACAGCAACCAGAGTCTTACCACTACCGGCATATCCAATAAGAAAATTATAAGGTGTGCTGATAATCAGTTCTTTAGCTTTTTTCTGCTCTTCTGAAAGAGTAATTGAGAACTTGATTTCTCCCTTAGGAGGTGTCTTTTCAATGTTTGTCTTGCCCATACTATAAAGATAGAGGTTATCTTACATTCTCAAAGAACTTCTTCATTAAAAATCCTAGCAGATAACTATAGGCTTCATCAGTATCTGCGTTATGGGGCATACCTATTCTATCAAAGGTAAACATTACAGCATGTGATAACTCATGGACTAATGTCGCCATATTGTTAACGTCATTTTTATCAAACCTATTTATCTTAATGCTGATTACTCCATTATCATGTTTTACTGTTCGGGCAAGATGGTTTTTTTCCATTCCCATAAAGTGCTCCATGTAGTCCTTTAACTCAGGATCTTCTGCAGAATGTAAAACACCGGTTTCAATAAGAGATATAACAAGATCTTCATTATCCTGATTTATACTAATAAGAAACTGACAGTTATATAACTCTACATCAATTACAAAGAACCTATTGACCAAGTTGGTCGTAGGCAAGTCCTTGACCACCTCTGACTTGACTTTTTTGTTCATCTTGGAGGTCTTTGAAAGCACCCTTGTAGCTCTCGCGGATTTGTTGGTATTTTGCTGCTGCATTTACTAAAGAATTAATGTTTCCATCACGACCATGAGTTATTTCAGTTGTTTCCATATACCGACCCAATCTATCCAGCATCTGTTTAATTCCTTTATATGCTCTAGAAGTAGGAGTTTCATACATATCCGAACAGAATCTTAATGCTGCAGAAATATCACTATCATCAGTTGAAAACTCAGCATCTATCTCTTGAAGTATAATTTCTTCTTTATCTATCTCAGATACATTAAAGAAAGGGTTGATATCAGGATTAGGACATGTCATATAAAACAAGTACTGATAAATCTTTAGATAGTCATCGGGATGATTATCCATTATTTTCTTTAAGGTCGCAAGAGTATAGCAGTGTTCTGTTGGAACCACTATATTGTTGTGTATATCAAATAATCTTACAATCATTTTCTGTCTAGGCTTATATTTTTACAGAATCTCAGTTCTTTATTATTTAGCGTCCAAATCTCACCATCATCCATAGCACATGTAAACAAGAGATCATGTTCTTGACTATAATCAATGACCAGAAATGCATAACCTTCCATATCATCGGAAATCCTTTTGATAGGGATCATAGGGTTAAGCTGAATAATCATTTTTTCATATCATTAATAACAGCAATAACTTCTGTCTTCAAATAAGGTAACTCATATCTCTCAATATTTTTAATAATAGGATGACCTTCTAAATCAAGTCTATGGATTTTGTTACCCTTATTATCAATACCATCATCTTCAAATATCACATGGTCTAGTATAAGTTTACCAGGTCTCAATTTAGGATTATGCTTTAGGATGATATACATGTAAAGGCTAAGCTGCAGAGCATAATGATTATAGTTACAATCATCAAGATGAGATACTGGATGAAACATCTTTTTAGATATCCCTTCCCAGTTTTTGTACGATTCCTTTTTGATCTCTTTGTTTGTCTTATAGTCATAAATATCTACTCTACCATTTACTACCTCTACCCTATCGGATTGACCACAAACACCAGCTGACTTAAGATAGACAAAATGCTCAGGGTATATACCATTCTCTAACTTTTGATTAGGTGCTGTTTTGATACCATCTACCTCTACAGATTTTATGATCTTAAGATCAAGCCCATCTCTGTTAATAGTAGAACAACCAAGTACATCAGCTTCTCTTTGATTATGATACCATGTACCTAGAGTAATAGCTCTATCAGACTCAGACTTCCAGGCATTTTTTATATCCTCTGGGGACATACCATACCACTTGCTTTTTTTATTTTTTGAGGATCTCTCAGCAATAGTATCGGCATCAAAATGCTCTTTATAATTAGAGATTACGCTTGTTACACTTGTCCATTTGATATCCTCAGACGGATCAATACTAATGTATTTATGCTCACTCGGTAGGAATTTAACTGGCATTTTCTTCAAGGTTTTTATTAAGCGCTTCCTCTTCCTCTTCAGTAAGTACAGCCTTCCATTTGCCCGCCTCACACTCCGATGATAATGATCTCTGTAGAAACTGGAGTGAACAACCGCATATGCCACAACAGGGTTGAGTTCCGGGAGCAAAACACTTGTCACCGCTTCTGTCAATATTAGGGCAGTCTTGGCATATTTTATCCCTAGCTGCTGCAACTTCTTCAACATGTTTATCTTTAAAAAATGAGTTCTTGATACCCTCAAGAATCTTTCCTTTCTTCTTCCATACCTCTAGTAATGTCGCCATATCTATCAGTTTTTATTTGTTTTTTTCTATTCTTTTCTTCCAGTATAACAGACTTAGAACTTTCTAATACCTCAAGTCTATTTTTAATTGCTAAGTACTTGGAGTACTTTTTAAAATTAGAGTTATCAGCCTTATTAAGTGCATTTTGATACTTGTTGATTGTGTTGTCTAAAGACTTCATTTTCAACTCAAATGCTCCTAGATTCTCAATTCCTATCCTCGGATATGTAACCTGAGTTATAGATTTACGGACGTTTAGCCAGTAAAAATCTATTATATCTAGAACCAGATTCTTATCTAGATCTAAATCTAGATGTAAGTTATCCAGTAAACTTTTAGGCTTCTTTGGGTTCAACTCTTACAATTTTGTAGTCTAGAAGGATGTTGCCATCAGTCTGAATTCGTAGAACAGGATTGATCTTAATTTTCTTTTTACTCTTTCCTTCTTTTATAATAAGGTTTCTTTTCTCGGCTTTGGTCAAAGCGTTCCTTACAGATTGGCTGCTGCCAAAAATTTCCTTCTTAGCAGCAGCCTCACAAAACTCTGTAAGTTCTCTTTCACCAGATAATGCTAAAAGAGTTAAGCAATTAAGATCAAGAGGAGAAACTTGGATTTCATTGAGATGACAATGCACGGCTATTTGGAACTTGGTTATATCCCAAATCTCCATTCTTATCCTTTTCTGTACTTGATTAACTATTGCCATTGTTGGTTTAGCTTAGCATTAATTAGTCTTGAGAGATCTCTTTTTAGGAGGTGCAGGTTGATCCAAATCCTCTTCTTCAGAAGGTGGTGATTGAAGTTGAGCCTGACGAATCATGGCTACCATTCTACGGAGTCTCTCATCCTCAATGTCTGCAGATAGCTTTTCAAACTCATGTTGGACTTTCATGAACTCTATTTGTTCTTTATAGAAGTCCAGCATTTCCTTTTTTCTTGCTGCAATTTCTTCAGCAGTAAATTGTACTCCTTGATCAGTCGTTTCTTCTGTGAAAACATTTTCCATTTTGTTATTTATTAAGTTTACACCACAAATGTAATGTAAAAGTTTAAACTTCCAAAATTTAAACTCCAAAAAGAAAACCCGGACTTTTCCGGGTTTCCTCTATAACAATAACAAAACACAACACAGAGTACAACAACTCAATCTTTTTTTGCCTTAAGATATCCTGTAAGTTCAGCTAATGCGGCATTCATTGAATTTACTGAGGATGATATAGCATCTATTTTAATATCTAGTCTTTCATTAGCAGTCTTCTGCTCTTCCCTAAGCTCACCTATTCTTGTATAAATATTCTGTTCTTTTTTACTAAAGTCTTCTTTAGTTTCTTTTAGGGACTGGTTTAAACTAGCCATATCCCGGGAGTGATTGTCTTGCATATTAGTAAAGTTAGTACTCAGTCTATCTACAGACCGTTTAAGTGTGTAATAGAGACCAGACAGCGATGCCACTCCAACTACTATAGTAATCACATCCCTTGTCTCGAAGAATACTGTACTTGGTTCCATGAATAAACAAACATATATATACTATAATATAGTAAGAAAAATCATAGCAAAGCAAAATAAATTGTACTAAATGTGAGCCCTGCTACACCTATTGTCAAACCTAGATTTTGTGCTATAAGTTTCCTGTTTCTTTTCTTTAAATCCTTAATCTGCATCTCCTTTTCCTGAGCTATAGCTTTCTCTATAGACTGTTTATTTTCATAAATCTCCTGAAGAGCCTGATAGCTATTAGCCTGGATACCTGTAATCTTAGAATAATAGTGTGTCTTTAACTTCTCTAGCTGGTACAATGAGTCAATTTCCATTGCTGTATTGTACCAATAATACATACTAGTGAAGTTTAGATTCATTAGCTGAAGATCGTAGGTCGTAAGTTTTGGTGTAGAATCCACTTTTGAGGAGGGAATCTGACTTTTTGAGCGTTGAGCGGAACTGAGTATTGGCATCAGCATCAGTGCTGCTAAGAATATTGTATACCTCATTTTTGTAATACTTGTTAGTGATTTCTTGACGTTGAATAATAGTATCTGATATAATAGTTATGGAATCTAGTTTTTCATATAGATCATTTGCTATTCTGTTATTTTCCTCTATAACGTGATATAAGCTGTCATTTATTTGATTAAGTCT